CGCCATCAAGGGTAAGCTCAACGTTGCAGACAAGAGGGAGGCACAAGCCTACCTTGTCGCTCTTCGTGAGCGCGATCTTCGTAAGGCAGGAAAGAAGGGCTTCTTCAACCTGACCGACAAGGAGATGAACGCCATCATCTCCAAGGCTGAGGCGGCGCACCCTGAGTGGAGGCAGATGGCTGCTGACATTCAGCGCATCAACAAGGCGCTGCTCGACTTCGCTGTCGCCACTGGCACTCTTGATCGTGCCAAGGCTGATCAGCTTGGCAGCATGTTCTACACGCCCTTCTACCGGCAGGCCGATGAGGACGTGAAGGGCGATTCAGACGCAGTCGTTGGGCCGCGTCTGTCTCAGAGCCTCACTCGCGTTAAGAGCGCCTTCGATGTCAGCGTGAAGGGCGGAGAGAATCCGCTTGGCGATCTGTTCGAGAACATGATCCGCAACGCCGACGTGATCATGAAAGCTGGCATGAAGAACGTCGCCATGAGCAAGGCGGCTGAGGCGTTGCAGGATGTCGGCCTTGGTCGCCCAGTGAAGACGCGCGAGACGGGCAAGACCATTACCTACCGCGTTAATGGGCAGGATAGACACTTCGAGGTTGATGATCCCGCCTTCTACATCGCCCTTGCTGGAGCGCCGCGTGAGTTCACGAACGGTATCTATCAGACGATGGCGACGATGGCGGGCTTCTTCCGCGACATGGTGACGCTGGCACCGAGCTTCATGCTGGCGAACCTGTGGCGTGGTAAGATCATGGCGTATGTGCAGGAGGGAACTCCCCTCTATGCAAATACGTTCGATGGTCTGAAGCAGGCCCTTCAGTCCAGCGCGTCCTATAAGGCCATCGCCGCACAGACTGGCTTCGGTGGCTACACCTACGGCATGGGCGAGCGTGATGCTGCCGCCGCCTTCGAGCGTGAGATTGCCGGGCTTGGCTACGGCCCTGGCGGTCTGATGCGTCGCGCCTTCGACACTCTCCAGAAGGCCAGCGAAGCGACGGAAATGGCCGAGCGCATCAAGATTTATGAGCGCATGAAGGCTCAGGGGATGAGCGACAAGGACGCTGCATTCCAGGCTTATCTCCTTGCGCCGTTCTCTCGCAGGGGTATGGGCGGTGGCTGGATCGGCTCCACCGTCAACTGGCTTGTGCCTCTTGTGCCGTTCTTGAATGCCAAGATTCAGGGCATGTACCGCCTTATCGAAAACGAGAAGGGCGACAAGACGGTTGGCGTGTGGAAGGTCCGCATGGCGCGACAGATGTTCCTGCGCGGCCTTGTGGTCATGGGCCTGTCGCTGGCGCTTGCTGCCAAGAACATGGCGGATGAACCTGAGCGTTGGGATAACGAGAACCCTGACCTCAAGTTCCGCTACGACATCTGGTATCTGCCGAATGACAACAGGATCCTCCTGCCTCGAGCCTTTGAAATCGGCTCCTTCTTTGGTGCGCTGCCTGTCTTTATTCTCGACGCCATCCGTCGCAACGACAGCAGGGACTTGGGCAAGGCGCTAACCGATCTAGGCACCTCGACCTTCTTCTTTAATCCAATCCCCCAGGCTGCTGTGCCTGTGCTGGGTGCCTTCACGAACTACGACTTCTTCCGTAGCCGCTCACTTGAGACGGCTGGTGATGCGAGCAAGCTTCCCGAAGAGCGCGTCAATCGCAGCACGAGTTCCGTCGCCAAGGCAATTGGCGAGACGTTCGGGGTCAGTCCGATCCGGGTTCAGTATGTGCTTGAGGGATACTCGGGCACGATTGGCTCGACTGTCTTGGCTGGCTTCGACAGCATCCTTTCTTCCTTCGGGATGATCCCTGGCAAGCCTGCTGGTGCGTTTGGCGATCCGATGAGCATGCCTGCCATCATCGCCGGTCTGACTGGAGCGAACCGCTTCTATCGAAGCGATGACCAGAGTGCGACTCGCTTCATTGGCGAGTTCTACAAGATCAAGGAGATGACGGACCAGCTTGTGCGGTCTCAGAACATGGCTATGGAGACACGCGACCTTGATCGTTTGGCAGAACTGCGTGGCGATGCTGGTCTGCCCCTGCGTCTGAGGCCGATGGTCAATCAAGCCTCGACGCAGATCACTGAGATCAACAAGCGCATGGCTCGCATCGAGCGCAGCGATATGGACTCGGTGTCTAAGGCTGACGCGCTGCGTCCCTTGAGGGAGCAGCGCGACATGGTGGCAAGGCGTGTTGTTGAAAGGGCTAGACAGATCGGCGCTTACTGAGCGCCGTTCGCAATCTCTTCCAGGATAGCTGCGTAGCCTGCGATATCGACGTGGCTATCCTGGTGCCCAGGGCTATGCATCAGCCGGGCGACCTTCACCATGAGCATCATCATCGCCACATCGTAGGCGGTGATGTCCCCGCTGGGGCCATTGCTGACACGGGACTCATGCAGCCATGCGTTCCACAGGTCAGCGATGCGCTGGTGGTTGATCGTCTTGTCGCCGTAGTCCTGAGCGCGCTGCCCGCCAACAAGGGCGGCAGCATGTTCCAACATCTCAGAAGCTTTCACTGTCAAACTTCTCCCTGAGTTCGATGAAGGCGGCGCGAGCTTCGCGATTGTCTTTCAACTCAGACCGGCTCTCGATGTCGCAGTAGGCCTTGATGCCTTCAGCGCAGTCTTCTTCAGACATGGTGAGGGCAAGACCCCGCCTCACCATCCACCTCTGGAACTTCATGTTGCGGCAGAGCATGCCTGCGGACTGCACGGCTCGCTCGCCTTCCTCCATGTCCTTGCCCTTGATGGGCCTGTCATGATCATCGACGGGCAGCATGCCGACCATGTAGCGGCTACCGGGCCGTGCGGAGAGAAGGTCAACAGGAACCTCGTCAGGGTGAATGGTCAGGGTCATGTAGGTGCCCTTCCCGTCCTGCCGCATGGATGTCTTGATGGCCTCGAACTTCAGCCAGGGTTGCTTGGGTTCTGTCATTATCCCTCCGGCACCTCGTCAGAGTTAGATGGGGGCTTTCGCCCCCACCAACTTACGCGACCCGCCACACGCGGATCGTGGTGTCGCCTTCCTGAGCAGCGCGGAAGGAACCCTCAACCTCGCAGTTGCGGATGAAGTTACGCATAGAGGCAAGCTTGTACTCAGCGCGGAAGCTGTCGCCCGGCTGCATTTCCTTCATGGTGACGAGCATCGCATCACGCTGCTTGGACTTGCGGCCCGTGTAGCGGCGCGGGATGGGAATGCCCTTCTCGATCTCAAACATCAAGGATCTCCGTTATGACTGCATAGACTGGCGCGTCATTGCGCTCAGCCCAAACTGCTCCGTGCAGTCCAACCTCATCCCCAATCTTCCAATCCTGCCCATCAGACTTGGGCAGAACGTCTAACTCTCGCAGGATCAATCCAGCATAGTGGGGGTTGATCGCTTTGACCCGCGTCGTTCGCACCACTCCACCGGGTCCACCCCCTTCAGATCCCACCATGTCTTCTCGTCTCCGTATGAGTGAAGCTCAGCGTGATGATCGGCGCAAAGAGGAACAGCCCAATCATCGCCGCTCTTCTTCCCCATCGCGGAGGGTTCGGCAAACATCAGGTGATGCGCCTGCGACCACCGCTGGCATATCAGACAGCCCTGTGTCCGGACCCAGGCAAGACGCTTGTTGTCCTTGCTTCTCACCAAGCGTCTCCCTGTTCCTCTCAAGCCATTCGACAAGATCTATCTGTCGAGGATCAGTGCGGTATGTGTATTCCACCACCGCACCTCACCGATCAGAAGGGAATGTCGTCGTCAAAGGCAGGCTTCGGCTTCGGCTTTTCCTGCTGCTTATTTTCGGAGAGCGAGATCGAGTAGTACTTCCCGTTCTGACCCTCCCTGACCCAGCCAGCCATCCGCATCTTCAGCGGCTCGTTCTTCTTGGCAAGCTCGACCAGCGCCTTCAGCGTCTCCATGTTGATCTCAACGTCTCCGCTGAGGTCAGGAGCCCTCTCGTTGGTCTTGTTGCGGTTGATGAAGAGACGCCCGCCGTAATACTTCTTAGTTTCCATCAGACTTCTCCTTCTGTAATTCCGTGCGCCTCTTGGTGAAGGCGGCGGTGGCGCGCTTCAGCGCGTCGGGGTTGTGTTCCTTCAGAAGATTGCGGCCACTGTAGTTATCGGACCAGCACTGCTTGAGGTCCTCTTCCGTCTTTGCCATCTCGGCTGCGGTGATGAGGGCCGCTTCAGTCTGTTCCGTCTCGACCTTCGGGGCAGCATCCTTCTTCGGGGTGTCCGTGCCGATCCCGATGATGTCAGCCGGGTTCGTCTCGTCAGCGTCCCCGTCCTTCTCGCCCGTAGCGACGGAGAACAACTGACGCATAAAAACCTTGTCCAGATAGGACATGGCAGAACCAACGGTCTGTGCCCCCTGGATCGGGTGGATGATCGTGAGGGTGGTGAAGTCCTTGATGAAGTCACCCTTCACATGCATCAGAGACACGTTGTAGGTGGCCTTGATGATGCCGGTCTTGCCGACGTCAGGCATGATCTGGAAGTCGCTCTCAGACGCGATCCAAGACAGGCCATTCTTGGCGGCAGCGACAGCCACCTTCTCGTAGTACGTATCAATAGATACGTACCTGTATCTGCCATGAGGGTTCATGGCAGACTTGCCAAGGCTACCGACTTGCTCGCGCGTGTCGATGATAGCCTTGATGGTTTCTGGCTTCATGCTTCTCTCCTTCAGTGAGACTATCCTACCCAATCAGAGGAGTTTGTCAAGCTGAGGAGGCGTCCATCCTTCCGGCTTGAGGATCTTTCCATCGGCGCGCTTTTTCACAAGCCCCGTCTCAGGATCCACCTTTGCCATATTAGACCGGATAACTTCCTTCCAGCCATCATCCATCGGGAACCCGGCAGAGTGTCCTGCCCCAATGCAAACAACGATGATGTCGAGAAGTGCGTCGAAACCAGCAACCTTGTCCTGGTTTTCGAGAGACTCGAAAAGCTCCTCAACCTCTTCGGCAATCAGATCAATGTAGAGCTTAAGCTGCTCATCGTTGTACGTGCCAACCGTCTGGCCGCAGGCCAGCATGAACTTGGCTTGGTCGTCAAACACGCTCATTGGTTCAGTCCTTCTTCTTGGTCAGCTTGCCCAGGATGATCTCTGCGCCCGGTCCCATCTTGATGTTCTGTGCCGACAGGACGTGGTTGGGCAGAAGAGCTTCGAGGTTCTGCATCTCGTGAGGCGGCAGGGTGAAGCTCCACCGATCCCCGATCCTGCTGCCGAACTTCTTCCACTGCACTTCGTTGAAGTCAGCCACACACTCGGCTGTCTGATATGGCTCAGTCATTTGCTTACTCCTTCTTCCTGAGGGGGCGCAGCGCGCTCTGCGGCACGAACCACGCAGCCGGTCGGTCTCCGTGTGTCTTGAGCCACTCGTCCTTCCTGCCTTCTGCCCCACGAATCCAGCCATGAACTCGAAGGCGGGTCGGCGTACCCGTCACCAACACATAGACATCTTCGGGCTTGTCATCGTGCCGTATGATGAGGTCGTAGTCTGGCCTGCTGCGCGTGCGGACTTGCACCGAGTGACCGAGATCCGCCCGCTTGAAGCTGGCGACATCCCCGCCCCAATAGCGGTTCAGCACACGCGCCACAGCCAACTCTCCCGCAGCACCAAGGACGTGGATGCTAAGAAGATCCGCGTCTGATTCCAGACCATGATTGGGCTTGCGCTTAAACTGAAGGCTCTCTGAGTGCCTGAGAGTTCCGACAGCCGCAGCCATAAGATACTCGCTCGGGCTCAGCGCGACATCATGATGCATCACGCCTCCTCCCTTCGCTTCGGGGCAGGAGTTTCCACCGCTCTCATAGCTTTCATGACAGACCTGTAGTCGGCCATCGCCCTCTCTGCTGCCGCCTCAAGCTGCACTCTTGCCGCCTCAAAGCCAGCGCGCCAGCCCTCAGCAAAGTCGGTGGTGATGCGCTCGTTCTTCATCGGCAATCCCCAGGGTTTCGCACAGGGCCTGTCGCACTTGGCGTTGTCACCGTGCGGATCGCACTCACAGTGATAGACGCCGTCAGTCATCGTCCCCCTCCACCACTTGCCTTGCGGTGACGAGGCGGTCGATCATCTCGTCAACCAGCCTTGAGGCGTATGTCTCGCCCTTCACCTCAGCCTCGTCGGCCAGCGTCTTCAGAGCGCCCATCGCCTCATCGAACAGGCGGAAGAGCCGTTTATAGTCACTCATTGTTCGTCCCCCTTACCTCTGCCCACAGCTTCCAGATGTCCTCCATATCCCTGAGATACTTATGTCTCAGGGCAGGATGAACATCTCTGATGTCGCCGTGCGTGTGGTAGTCGATCCTCACATACGCCTCAGCATCATCAAGCACACTCTCAACCAACTCGCGGCTGACAGTCACCTTGCCGTGCTGCTGGATGACAGCCTTGGCATGGACCACCACAAAGCCCTGCGCGGCAAGCCGCTCGAAGGCTTCGGTCGCTAGCTTGTCTGCCTCGATGAAGCCGACGCTACGTTCCAGCATGTTGCAGATGATGGTGTATGGGCTCATGCCTTCGTCAGACATGGCTGCTCTTCTTCAGTTCCATGATGGCATCCATCATCTCTTGGTCGCGGTTCATGATCTCATGAAACGTGAGGCCGTCTTCATTCACAGGCCGGTCTGCAATGACAGCCCATGCGTCTTCAAGAGCCTGAACCCTTACGTCCATGATCAGCCTGCTGATGGCAAACGCCTGCTCGGCATTCACCACCATGCCGGTGGCTTCGTAAACCTTGTCAGCCCATTCTTCTGCGGTCATTGCCGCACCGCCAGGGCGCAAGCCACGCTGTCAGGGTTCACGCATGCCGCCCGTCGCAGTTCGGCTTGGTGCTGGTTGTAGTCGTAGATGAGCAAGCCACCGCCAATGACGAGCATGGCGATAACGCCAACAACACCCAACCACACCTTCGTTTCGTCGCCCATCACTCGTCACCCTTCAGAGCATCGCGCGCGATCAGCACGGCGATCTCATGCCCATCCCGACAGTAGCCAATGTCCTTGCCCGGCATGCCGATGCGACGAAGCGCGTCGGTGTGCCTCTCGTACTCGGCATTGAGCCAGCCCACGTTATCAATCCAGGGCAGGATTGCCTTGTGAGCCTCAGACAGATCCGTCGAAAGCCTGTCTCGTTCTGCCCAAGCCATACCTCGTTCGTGCTGGATCTTCTCCATTTCAGACACCAGCCTAGACAGGTCCATCGCCGTCACTGTGCCGCCGTCCTTGACGTGCATGAACAGCCTGCGCGCCAGCGCTACACCTTCGTCAGCCATTGCATCCCTCCAGCGTCGCAAGTGCGATGTCGATAGCCTGCTGGTGTCTGTCACCGTCAGGGTTGATGATCGTGTCGTAGTCTGCGCTGTGTGCGATCTTCTCTAAGGCGGAGCGCAGCCGAGCGATTTCTCGCTCAGCCTCAGCCACAGCCTTGATCTGGAAAACCCCAGGCTTCACCTCGATGAGAAAGCTCTCGCCCGGAATGCTGCGCCCACCCCTTTCGACGTGGGCGCTACGCTCAGCGGCTGCGTCGTTCTGCCCCATCACGCAGCCTTCTTCTGGTGCTGGTTCAGGATCTTGCTGCGGAGGATAGCGACCTCGCTGAGCGTGACCCTTCCCACGTTCGGCATGAACCTAATCTTCTCCGCGCGAGCAGAGATGAACGAGTTGCGATCAAGCAGATTGACCCGACGAACCAGCCTCCACGCCCGGTTGGTCATCTTGTGATAACCAAACATCTCCATCTGCTCAGGCGTGAGGTTGGGAATAGACTCAAAGGCAAACTTCATCTGCCTCTTGGGAGCCAAGTTCATCGAAGCATACTTATCCCAGACAGGGTTCTGCCCATCATTGCGCCTCACAGGCTGAGGCTTCTCCTGCTGCGACACTTCCGTATGTTGGATGAACTTGCGCGAATAGCCATTGATCTGCTTCAGCGCATGGCGAAGCACATCAAGCTCGTCGGCTGCGTCATTGATGACGGTGGCGTGCGACATGCCAACAACGTTGGCGATGCGACGCAGGGCGTGAACATTATCAGACATCACTCTTCTCCCTTCTTGGTGGACTTAACTCGGTATCGGACAACACGAACCAGACCCAGCGCATCGAGGATGGACTGGCCCGGTTCACGACGCGCGTTCAGCACGTCGCAGACGTAGGCGGCAGACAGGCCGTGCTTCTCAGCGAACGCCTTCTGACTGCCTGCGTTTTTGCAGGCGGCGGAAAGGCGACGACACACTTCGACGGAGTCGAGATAAAGGTCGGCCATCACCACCACCCAAAGATAA